TACTGAAAATAATATCTATCCTAGTGATTACCAACTTAGAAAATATTCTGGTATTGAATATTCTACGCTGTATAATTACATTACTGCTGGTAGAGGATCAGAAGAAGAAGATAATATATACAAAGACTATTTCAACGAATATAAAAAACTCGTCCAATTCCGTGAAGATTGGTTGCTCCAGATGGCCGTGAACGATCCGAAACGTTCAACAATCGCAATCTTCGCCCTGAAGCAGAACAAAAACGGAGGATGGATTGATAAGCCGGTTGTTGATGTTACCGCAAAAGAATTGACGGTAAACGTCCAGGGGCTAGGCAATAATGCAGCAGATTGAATAGCTATTGACAACAGAGTATTAATTAATATACCAATTAGCTATTAACTGTTAATTAACTAGTAAAGATTATTCGGTATAATTCACATTTTGCCGATAGTTTTAATACGCTAAAGAGTATATAGCAATTACTCCCCTGGCCTGGAGGCCGATTAGCCTCCGGCGCTGGGCTGCGTGGTGGTGCTGGGCTGGGCTGTGTTTCAGTATATACCCCCCCTCCCCCTAGATCATTACTAGAGGTGGTAGGGGAGGCGGAAAAAGTGGGGCGCGGTCAGCCGCCGCCCTATACGCAGTAATACACATCCTCTCCAGACCAAAATCCTAAACTTTCTAGACTATTCTCTTAATTACTTAAAATCTTTTAACTATTGATTCATCTCTTGTGTTTACATCTCATAGTGAACCTCCTTTTCGTATTATAAGCCCACGAGCGGATAAGGGGCTGTACTGCATAATTTTAATTTTGGCAGTATCCGCAGTGCAATTCTGCTGAGTCCGCGTTTAAGATTGCTTGTGTTCTTTTCTTTCATCCTTTCTTCCGTGGGGCGTGGCGGGGCTACCAACCGTCATGCCCTGTGGGGGAGGGGGACAGAAAAAGCGGGGTGGGGTGATTTTGAAATCAAGCCTGAAAAATTATTAAGTACCCTGCTGGAGATTCTGGATCGTGGAAACACGGCAGAAGTGAAGAAAGTCAAGGACGGTATTCTGGTGCTTGAAGTGAAGCGAGAGACGCGGCTTCGAGACGGAATGAATTGAACAACACGCGCCTGTGCAAATGGGCATATGGCAAGAGCTAAATGGAGCTGATTACTCATAAATGGGTAGTCAGCTCTTTTTGCATATATGGGGGTGATTGACCATTGCCGAGGAAGAAAGCGGCAAAAGCGGATTCAGACGGCAAGGCCAGATATGTACTGGACTTTGGCGAGGCGAACGAAAAGCAGAAACTGTTTTTCCAGAGCCGGACGCTGTACACGGGTTATGGCGGTGCGCGAGGCGGCGGTAAAACGTGGGCATTGCGTGTTAAGGCTGTGCTTGGTGCATTCCGCTATCCGGGCATTCGGATTCTGATTATCCGCAAGACTTACCCCGAATTGCAGAGCAACCACATTGAACCAATTTTGAAGATGGTGCCGCAAGAGCTTTGCTCCTATAACGGCACACTCCATATGCTCTACTTTGAAAACGGCTCGACGATCAAGTTTGGTCACTGGTCTGGCATGACTTCGGAACAGGAGTATCAAGGTCAGGAATACGACTGGATCTTCATGGACGAGGCCACTCAGTTCCCGGAAGAAGCCTTTACTACGCTGGGCGGTGTGCTTCGCGGCACGTCGGACATTCCCCGGCGATTTTACATTACTTGTAACCCTGGCGGTAAATTGTTGACATTTGCGGCCTGATGTGATATACTTGTAACCATGGAGGTGAAACGACATGGCTACTGTATACATTATCAGAAACAGCGAGAATGACAAGGTTTACATTGGGTCTACTACACAGCCGTTGTACAGACGGATGAACGAGCATCGCAGCAGAGCGATCAACGGAAAGCGTTATGTTTTCTATGACGAAATGCGGCGAATCGGCGTTGATAAATTCACGATTGAGCCGATGCTTGAAATCCCGAACGCAACACAAGAGGAAATTCATCGAGCGGAGCTTGACGCGATCAAAGCTTACCCGGACAAGACCAAGCTGCTGAACACGGCTTTGGGGATTAGCTATTCCGATATTGATGCTATCGTTGAGGAATACAAGAACGGGAAAGCAATTAAGAAGATTGCGAAAGAGCGAGGACATTGTTCAAAATCCGTTTCGGCAGTTTTGAAATCTCAGGGAATCGAGATTAAAGACTGGAACGAAATTGAACGGATCAAGATTAGCGATGAAGAACTCCGGCGATTGTATGTAGACGAAATGAAAACTACTCCCGAAATCGCTGAGATGTATAGCACATCACATCAGACAATCTTAAAACGGCTTCGCAAGATTGGAATTAAACCAAGGAGAGCCGTTAACCGCAAATATCTCATGCCGTCCTCCCCGAAAACGGAGAGGTAATAAACCCCGGAATTAAGCGCGAAAGCTAAACCCGTTTGGGCAAGCCAACGCGAACCGAAGGATAGCGGTAAAACGTTATTCAGGGGCAACGCATAGAGAGTGAAACAAAGACCGACAGGGTGACCGAAGAACAATCTTCGGTTGCCCTGTTTTGCTTTGAATATAATCTCTCCACGAGGCCGGGGCATCGTAACGCTAACGGCGACGATGAAAACGTATGCTGACCTCATGGGAAACCATGAGAAGCGCGGGATAAAAAGCCCGTGCGGTAACATTGTGGTGGGTCACAGGTGGGTGAAGCGGTTATTCATTGACCGCGACTACATCACGGACAGTCCAAACCCGGAGGAAAACGAGAACCCGGAAGATTATACCTTCATCTTCGCCACGGTTGAAGATAACAAGGTGCTGATGGAGAAATCCCCGGACTATGTGCGGATGCTGAGTAAGCTGCCGGAAAAGATCAGGGCAGCACATCGTTACGGCGATTGGGACGCTATGTCCGGCGCTTACTTCTCCGAGTTCAACAAAGCAAAGCACGTTTGCCAGCCGTTCCAGATTCCGAAGAATTGGAAACGGTATCGGGCGTTTGACTACGGCCTTGACTGCTTTGCTTGTGGCTGGTTTGCCGTGGACGAAAAAGGCCGGAGCTATATGTACCGGGAATTTAAGCAGAGCGGCTTGATCGTTCAGGACGCGGCGAAAGCCTGTCTGGAGCGGACGATGCCGGACGAAAAGATTGAGATTACCTATGCCCCGCCCGATATGTGGTCACGGCAGAAAGACACCGGCAAGACGATGGCAGAGGTGTTCATGATGAACGGTCTGCCGATTGTCAAGACTTCCAACAACCGCGTACAAGGCCATATGCAGATGCATGAGGACTTTGCGGACATGGAGGACGGCAAGCCGGGTCTGATGATCTTCTCCACCTGCAAACACGCCATCAACGACATTACGGACATCCAAGCTGACGAGAAAAACCCGGACGACTGCGCGAAAGAACCGCACGAAGTCACGCACATGGTTGACTGTGTGCGCTACTACTGTGTGAGCCGCAAGCTGCAAGCGGAAGCGGAGCAGACGGAAGCGGAAATCCGGGAAATGCGTGAGATGCAAGCCGACGAGGAAGAATACGAAAGCTATATGTGCGGCGGTGAACCGTCGCTGGCGTATATGGGGGTTATGTAATGGACGTTGCCGTCGTTGTTCTGTGTATTGCCGCGCTGGTGATGTGGGTCTGTGTGTACAAGCTGAACCGTCACGTTGACGCGCTGGAGGGCGAAAGCGACAGCCTCATTCACGGCTTCATGGAGCTGATGAAGAAGGTAGAGGCTTGCGAAGCCATCCAGAACGAGCATAAGAAACAGCTTGAAGAAATTGATAAGCGGCTAGACAAGTTTGAGTTCGCGGTAGAGCGCACGGAGGGCGAGGTGGACTTTACCTCAGGCGTTGATGCGATTCTCAGCTACAACGCCCATGACGCGCTGAAAGAAGCGAAAAAAGGAGCTGGTGACGCATGAGTGAAAACCAGACGCCTAATAAGCGTAAACCGACGGTAGAGCAGATCAAGAAAGAATACTCTGCCGCCTTGGAATATAACAACAGTATTTCGTTGGACACCAATGTGATGGTCAACGAGAACTATTTCGTTGGCAAGCAATGGGAGCATATAAAGTCAAACGGCTTGCCGACTCCCGTGTTCAACTTCATAAAACGCGCTGTGCTGTTTGCCGTGGCCAGCATCACCACGGACAACATTAAGATGCAAGCCTCCCCGATGGGCAACGCGGCGAAGCTGAAAGACGCTGAACGCGCTGCCGATGTGGTGAACAAGGACTTTGAGGAATTGTTCGAGCTGAACAAGGTGTCTGCCATTATCCGCGAGTTCATGCGAAACGCGGCGGTGGACGGTGACGGGTGTACCCACACTTATTGGGA